CAGGCCAGTGCGCATGGCGCCGCCGGTGGCGAACTTAAAGAGCGTGGGTGAACTGACAATTGAATTGGTAAAGGTGCCGCCTTTGGCGAAACCAGTGCGGGGCTGCGTACTTGGAGCAAATACGCCGCCGTTAGCAAAGCCGGTCAAGCCGGGGAAGAGGGCGCCAACCGCCTTAAAGATCGCAAACTTGATCAGCATCGCGCTGAGATCTTTGAGCACTGATGCCGCAAACTCTTTAAATGATGCCTTGCCGGTGGTGGCAAATTCAACGATGGCATTAGTCAGGCCGTCGATGCCGTTTGTGGCGATGCTGGCGAGGTTGGCGCCAAGGTTGGTGGCTGAGTCATAGGCCTGCTTGAAGGATTCCTTAAACTGCGTCCCAAAGCTCTTGCTGCTTTCTTCTTGCTTTTTAGTTGCGGCATCCAGTGTGCCGGCACGCTCGCGCAACAAACGAATCTGCTCAGCCAGTGCCGGGTTGGTCTGGGCAAGGATATCCAACTGCAGCAGGTTCACCTGAGCGTTCAGCTTCTCAAGCTCAGTTAGCTCGGTCTTGCCGCGCACCACCTCTGCGATCTTGGCGTCGTAGTCGGCCAGGCTGGGCAGCAGATCTTTAAGACCTTGCTGGTATTGACTGTCAGCTACATTTGCCAACGATGCACCAAGCTGATTGATCAAATCAATTGTTGGCTTCATGTCAAAGCTAACTCCAACTTTTGCAAGCTCGTTGGAAAGATCAACAAGGTCATCTCTAAAATCATTTGTTATGCGCGTTGCGTCCGTTAGTTGGTCGCCGCGTTCAAAAAATAATGCATCAGCGGCGGACACACCAACTCCTGCATAGGCGGCATTAGTGTCTTCAATGCTGCGCCGCAGATTTTCTTGCATGTCATAGGCCTGTGCTTCTAGCGTCTGTCGCCGATCCAGCAGGCGCTCCTGCTCTGTGGCGGCACGCCTAGCCTCTGCTGCTGCCTTGCGTCTAGCTGCTGCCGCTGCTGCGTCGCTGCTGGTGGTGTCCGGCTCCATGTTGCGGCCGCCTGGGCGGAGGCCGGTGCCGGGTGATGGTGCAGACCCAAAGGCCAACTTGTTCAGATCTTTGATGGCTTGCTGCGCTTCTGCAAAGCCGCTACTCACCGCAGTAGTGATGGTGTTGAATGCAGCGCCAAAGTCACCCGCAAATGCCTGGCTTGCTGCCTGCACTGCCGCAACGATGTTTTTGATGAGGATGTCCACTGCCTTGACGACGGTGTAGATCGCAACCGCTATGCCGCGGATCACGCCCTCGATCACCTTGAAGAGCGCGGTCCAATCCTGATCAGTGTCAAACAGATCGCCAAACACCTCAAGGATTGACTGCAACGCCGGCAGCAGTGCATCGGTCAGCTCTAACCCGAAGCCTTGCGTCTTGATGCCCAGCTCTTTGATCGTTTCATTGAACAGATCAGATCGCTTAGCAAAGTCCTCGCCCACCTTGTAGGTGAACTTTTCCATGTATTCCGCGCCTTCGTTCAGCAGCGGGATAAGATCCACGCCGGACTTGCCGAACAATGCAACGGCTGCGGCCGCCTTCTGCGCACCATCGGGCATGTCGGCAAAGCGATCAGCGATCTGCTTCAGCGCCTTGTCTGCCGGCACCACCTGGCCGTTGGCATCCTTGATATCCACGCCAAGCCGTTTGAACTTGCCGGCCAAGTCATCATTGCCTTCTGCCGCCTTAACCAGGTTGACGTTTAGCTTATTCAGCCCCTTGCCCAGCGTGGCCAGATCCACGTCAGCAAGTTCGGCGGCGTTGCCAATGCCAATCAGAGTATTGGCTGCAATGCCGGTCTTGGCCTGCAGGTTGAAGAGCTCATCGCCTGCGTCGATGGATTTCTTGATTACAGCCGTCAGCCCGCCCACGATGGCGCTGCCAGCGATTGCTGCACCAAAGCCAGCAACTGCACCTTTGAGGTTGTTGAACCCCATTGCAGCGTTCTTTGCCTTGCCCTGCAGCCCCTGCATGGAGTTGCCCAGCCGGCGGATGTTGTTCTCGCCTTGAACGTCCGCCTTGATGCGGAGCATGGCATCCATGTTCATCGCCATGTCAGATGCTCCTGCTGTTGATCGAGACCATTACCGCTGCCTCCATCACCTGCAGGTCCTCCAAGAGCGCGCGTGGGTCTTTTACTTCGTACATCATAAAGAGCCAAGCCACTGCTCCATAGTCCAATCCCAGCACACCGCTCATTGTGGTGCGCCACTGCGTCTGTACTCGCAGGAACATCTCTAGCACCGGCCAGTTTTCCTCCCATACCTCAAAGTCATCGGAGCGGGGTTGTTCTGGCAGCGCCACTCCAAGGATGGCGGCATCGTCTTGAGTCTCATCCTTAACGCCGCCGCCGGCCCAATGCTCGGCGGCCTCTGTCAGTTTTTTCTTTTGGCTCCTTTGATGCTGTCCATGTATGCCTTGAGTACAGCAATGGCCAAGAATGGCACCTCCAGCAATTCATTCAATCCCTTCTCGCTGAAAGGGATCTCGTTGCCTTCGTCATCGTTGATGCCAGACCAACCAACGAGCACATCTCGAGCGATGTCGGTGATTTGATCCAGATCACCTAGATCTTCGAGCTTCTGCAGCTCGGCAACCATCGGACCGATTTTGCTTTGTGGCAGGCGCTTGAACTCACCATCAAAGGTCTGGCGCTCATGGCGGCCACCATCGATCGGAAGATCAAAGGCGACCGGCCATGAGTAGGTGCCAGATTGCTTAAGAACAAATGCCACGCGGATTAGGTGTAAGCGATTGACAGCTCATCATTGCCCGAACTGGTCGGAACCGCAATAAACGGCATGTTGAGCATCTGCACGCCATCCTGATCGCTGTAGGTCAGATTGCCTAGATCAGATTGCGCAGTGGTCACCGTGCATCGGTTGCCGGCAGTGGTGCCGTGCTGGAAGGTGATGCTGCCTGTGCTGCTGCCAGTGGCGATTGTGAAGAAGTCCTTGGTCGCGATGGTCGGCGCCTCGATCACAACGGTGCCGCTGGGCATCCGGTTAGTTATCAGGATCTCCTTTGAGCAACCCACCAGTTCGCGGTAGATCACATCATTGGCAAGGCTGAAGTTGTAGGACTGCAGACAACCGCTGTAGGAGAACGCCGAGAAGCTGGTGGTGTTGCCTTCCTTGAACAGCAGCGGAGCCGCTTGGTTGGCGTAGGTCGGGGTGGGCAACGTCTCGTCGGTTGGAGCGTTGTAGATCCCGGTCAGAGAAAATGCGATCGATGGGATGGCACCCACTTCAGCGCTGATGTCAAATGTGCCGCGGCAGCCCGTCAGCTTGTGGCGGATCCCGTCTTCGTGGTAGTAAATGGTAGAACTTTCAAAGCCGCTGCTCTCGGGCGCATAGGTGGCGCTGGTGCTGGTGACCAGCGTCTCGCTAAGGCCGCAACTGCGCAGCACCGGGCCATAGGCCGGAGCGGTGCCTGCCGTACCGGAGCCAGCTAGCTCAACCTCAAAAGTGACTTCAACCCGAGTTTGAGCCAGCAGTTGATCAGCTTGGCCCATGTATGGGCGCACCAGGTCGCGGTTTACCGTGTCGGCAACTAGCGGCTGGATCTCAAGGTTGCGCACCAAGATCGCGTTGCTGGCACCACTCGGCGTCGAGTCGGTGCCGTAGGTGCTTTCAATTTTCGCCAGGATCAGGCGTCGGCGAGTCAGAACTGATGCCATTAGAGGCTACCTCGAAGGTTGGATGAGGGGCCGGCTGGGTCCGCTCGACGAGCTTTCGCTTGCCGGTTTTAGGATCGACCAGGTAGCTGCCGCCCTGGCCTTTGTGTTCGTCCACCATGATAGCTGCTAAGGGCTGAGGGATAAATCGGCGACTTTCGTCCGATACCTGACAGCGTAATCGCAGCTGATCACACCACTGGGTTGATCTGCTTCAACCAGATCAAACGACACCGAAACAGGTTGCACATCGTAGGCATAGCCGCCCAGTGTGAGATCGGCCATCACCTTGGCGTGCAAGCTTTGGACTGTTGCATCAGCGACTTGATCGGGGATGTCGCCGCGAACGATCACCGAGATGCGAACGGTCAGGGTCCAATCCAGCGTTGGCAGGCTGGTGTTCTGCTGAGCGTTATCACTGACAGGCTCGACCACGATCGCCGGCAGTTCGCCTCTGCTCATTGGTTCCACCCTGCTGCGATAGATCCGCGTGCTAACTCCTGTGGTGCCCGTCAGTGCTGTGCGGATCGCCGCCAAGATGGTTTCACGTTTGGTTGCCATGGGTTAAGCCGATGCGACTTGAACGACAGTACAGATGATGCCGGGGATGCTCGGATGCGCGAACGGGCTCGTCTGGGCTACTTCAGCATGGATATAGGCTGCCACGTTGCTGGTCGCCCACATCAGCTCGAGGTAGTCGTTTGTCGTCACGCCCAGCACGAAATTAACGGTGCCAATCACGTTGCCATCAACGCTGCCATGCTTTGCAGTGACGCTGAATCGGCTGTCGCTGGCGCCCACGTCGGCGCCGTTCTTGCGGAGCCAGACGTTGATGTCGTGAATTGAGCTATCCGTATTGCTGAATTGAATCGAAAACGTGATGCTGTAAATGCCGGGATGATCAAAAGTGATCCGCTCGTTTGAGATAATCTTCGTGCCACGGCTTGTCGTATCAATCTGCCGCAGCTTGATCGCATAGGCCGTATTAGCAAGCGCCGCCACCTGCGACGTCTCATCCCAAAATGAACCCCAGTAGCCAGGGTTTCCGAAGTAGGGCAGACCAGACCATGCCGTGCGGCCATCGCCAATCTTCAGGTTCTCAGTTTCGCTTTCAATGCCAGGTTCACCAGCCAACACCACTGGGTTAAGTGCTGCCCATTGGCTGCGTGTGTTGACCTTGAAGGGGCCACTCATGTCTTTTGCAGTGCGATCTGAACAAACTTGCCATCGTCGATCAACATCGTCTCGCGCACCGTATAGGCCACGCTATCGACCGTGATCGAATTGCCACGAATCAAGCTGCCAAAATTGGATGTCCGCGCAGTCAGCGTGTAGTCAGTGCTAAGCACCATGCCATCGCTCAGGATCTGGCTCGGCATATCTAAGATGCCATTAGCAGTAACGGCGCCAGCTGTGCAGCTGACGCCGAAGTCTGCTAGGAAGATGTCCAGATCTTCCGTGATCGCCATCAGCTGTACTTCTTGGAGCCCAATCCGACGATTGTCACAGCGCCGGCACCAGTGCCGCCTGCAACCGTTACCACTGCCTTAATAAACCGCTTGGTGTTGTCAGAGTTGACCGAGATCTTCTGAACCGATGCGGTGTTGGCAGCAGTGATTGTGAACGCGCCACCGGTCACATCGGTGTAAGTTCCACCTGATGTGTCAGATTCGGTCAGCTTGCCAAGGTAGGTAACGCCAGCGCTACCAGCTTCGGCGCAAAGGATCACAGCAATGTCGCCTTCATAATCCACCAAGTCGATGGCGGTGCTGGCGGTGACAGTAGCTGTCACCACATCATTGGGCAGGAAGTTGAGGACCTCAGTTTTGGTCCCAAGATTAAGAATGGTCATGGCTTAGTCCTCCGTCTAGTGGGTTGTGATTTTGATGCAGGTTCAGGCTGCATCGCCTGAATTATTTCAACTGCCACCTTGGCAGTCGCAATAGCTTTGCCAATGCCGATCAAAAACCTGGCGTCAGAAGGGGAGGCCTCAACGACCTCCCCAATCCGAACTACCTGGCCCGCCAGCATTGTTTGCCGTAGGACCTCGATCAACATGATCAGAGGGTGTTGTTGCCGCGGCTGAAGGATTCAGGATGGCGAACAGCGATGTCCACGTCCTGCATAGCCACAACGCGCACGGTGCCCGATGTGCTGTGGGTGTAGGGGTCCACCATCAGATCCAAACCGGAGAAGTAACCAATGATCAAATCGGCAAAGTTGCCAAACCACAGATCATTGGCTGCCACCTGGTTGGAAAGCACGCCGGGGTAACCGTTGACTTCGCCATTCTCCATGATGAAGATGCCGGAGCCAGCGTCCTTCTTCGTGGTCTTCAGGTTGCCGCGCATTGCAGCGTTCATCAGATAGACAGGGTTGCCCATCAATGCGTTGGCGGTTGCCACGTCGCTCTCAAGCGCCACCACCTCAGCGAAGGTAGGAGCATCATTAGCGAAGTCTTCGGTGTTGATGCCGGTGGTTAGCTTAAGGCCGAGGGGCTCGCTGTTGCTACCGGTGCCGTAAAGGCCAGACAGGTCAATCTTCAGGGCAAGAACAGTGGCCAGATCGGTGCGGATCATGTTCTCCACGTCGATGCTCGACTGGAGCATCAGGCGGCGGCTGTAGTCAGTGAAAGCGGCAACCGTTTTAGGGGTCAGGCTTACCTGATCAACAGTTTGCTGGCTTTCGGTAGGCGAACCAGATTCAGCCACCCAGTAGGCGGTGCCAGCGCCGGATTGGCGAGGGATGGCAACGTTGCCGGTAAGGCCGGTCAGCACGGTGGCGCCAGCTTGATCCAATGCCGACGCATTGCGCAGCAGGTCGATAAAGCTGCCAGCATCAAGATCAGTAGCAACCAAGTTGCCACCAGCTGAAGCAGTGCCCACGTTCAGGTCACGGCGCAGCACATCCTGAGGGATTGTGATACCACGCGATTGACGGCCCAGCTTTGCAGCTGCAGCGTCAGATGCTTCGATCTCAAAAGCAGCAGCCTCACGGGCTGAGCGATCGGTCGGGTTGGCTAGATAGTTGATGGCACGCAGGAAGGAGAACTTACGGCTCTCCTGTGCGCTAAGGCCAATTTCAGCGGCGCTCATGTTGACAGGCTCCTGTTGAATGTTCATTTTGTCAAGAACAGCAGCCCGGGCCTCGTCGATTGAACGACCAGACTCGACCAGCTGGCGGCCCAGCTCGCCCATGTTGTGCTTGTCGCACATGGCAGAGATTTCAGCAATGCGGGAGCGCTCAGCCTCAACGGCTTCGGCCCGCACCACGGCCAGATCGGTGGCGTTGGTTTCCATTGAAGGAAGGGGATCAGGGGATGGTGCTGCCGAAGCAGCGGGTTTTGTGGGCGTCAAAGCGCGGCCGATGCCCACGGTTTTGTCAGCAGGAACGCTGACGATCGACACCTCGTAAGGTGCCCAGGCAGTGGCAACAAAGTCACCGCTGCCGCGCTCCTCCATTTTGTCAATGGAGTAGCCGAAAGACACGTTCCGTAGAACGCCGTCCTTCACATCACCCAAGATCTCTTGGGCAAAGGCATTGCGGCTGAACCGCACCCGCGCATAACCGCGGCGCCCTTTGCTGTCGATTCTCGCGCCCTCAACAACACCAATCACACGGTCCGGGTTGTGGTTAAACAGCAACGGTGCGCCATCGTTCAGACGGCTCAGGTCAGCCGCGCTGGCTTCATGGCTGAGAATCTCGTTGCCGAAGTACCGGGCAACGGGAAACTCAGAGCTGAACGGGAACTCGTAGGTGCGCTCCTCCACCTCGTCAAAGGTGGTCAGTTCAGCCCGCTGATATTTGCCGATGCCAGTCATGGATCGCAGTGCGTCGATCTTGGTCAGCGTTGAGAACTTGTGCCCAACCATCGTCTCGGTCGCCTCCCAGCCTTCATCGCCTTCGCTGTAGATCCTGATCAGCGCAGCCGGATCCTCAGGGGTGGCTTCAATGCTGAACTCAGTTCCAGGCACATTCAAGCTGCCTTCTCGAAGCACGTTTTCAATTCGGCCTCGCGCTGTGCCACCGCTTGAATCCCACTGAACGAAATCGCCATCGCTCAATTCATTAGGTTCAGCCCGGTCGGCAGCCATCGCGCGATCTTCTTGCAATGTCTTGATTCTATCGGTATTGCAATCAGCCATCAGTCTTCTGCATCCTCCAGCGGATCCTCGAGCACTGATAGATCTTCATATTCCTCGTCTTCCATTGATGATTCGGTTTGTTCAAACGCAGGCTCAGCACCCATTGGCATGAATGGCTGGGACACCCCGCTGCCGTTGACTTCGCTCGGGTCAGTGTCTAGCACGATGTCCAGCTCGTCAAGTTTGGCCAGCTCTGACTGACGCTGCGTTAGCACATCATCTAGATCACCACCCTGTTCGCTGATCACTTGCGCCAGTGTCTTAAACCCGCATCTCACGGCCGCCTTATAAGCCTCGACCTCGCGTTGCGGATCGACCCACTCCCAGCTGCGGGGCACCCACTTGCTAGCCCGGTAGCGGTCAGGGTTGGTTTCGTAACCCGGCAAATTCAGCGCACCGCTTAGCACCGCCATCTCAAGCCATGCCTCAAAGACCGGCTGGTGGAAGTTCTCGATCATGTACCGCTGCAGCACCCGATAGGTGTCACGCTCCTCCAGCAGGCTCAGCCGGCTGCTGCTGTAGTTGCTCTCGCTGAAGTTCTTGCTGATGCTCTCGAAGCTCACACCCACGCCAGCCGCCACGGCCCGCAGCATCGATCGGGTGAACGGCTCAAGCTGACCATCAGGTGCATTCAGATCAGGTACTGTCACGCTCTCGCCTGGTGCCAGATACTTGAACACGCCTGGCGTGAACTCACTCACCCGCTGACCTTCGTAAACCTCATCACCCATCAGCTCGCCCTCTGGCGATTGGATGAATCCCATCAGTGCGCTGCTAGCACGGGCACGCACCAACTCGGCTTCCTCATAACCCTGCAGCATGTGAAGCCGCATCAACGCCGACGCAAACCACGTCACGCCCCTGGTCTGCCCCGGCCGCTCCGGCAGGAACAGATGGATCACCTCATCAGCAGGCACCCGGATTTTCCGGCCATTGGTCCGAGGGTTGCCCGCGTAGGTGTCGCCCGGATGGTTCGCGTAGAAGTGATACGCCTGTGGCCGCAGATAACCATCCACCTCGATGCCCATCCGTACCGTGTTGCCCTCCGCTGCCTGCGGCACCTCGTCATCGATCAGGTAGTCGGCCTCAAGCACCTGCAATGCAAATGGCACCCGACTACCACCAAACGATTGGCGGATCATGCGGATGAACACCTCACCCGACTCGGCCATGCTGCGCGCCAGCAGGCGCTCCATGTCGTGAAAGCCCAGAAGCCCGCTTACATCGCAGCGGCTTTTGTGCATCCACCGCTCCCATTGCTCATGCACTTGGCCATTGATCACCTCATCAAGGCGCCCGCCGCGCAGCATCTTGATCTGGCCTTGATGCCGGATCCCATGGCCGATCACATTGTTCTGGATCGCGCGCACCGTTTGCCTTGCATAATCGTTGTCACGCACCAACTGACGCGCACGGTTGCGTAGTGCCTTGAAGCTCGACTTGATCTCGCTGTCAGCGCTGGTGCCACTTGTCACCCAGTCAGCAGTCAACCGGCTAACGCGTGCGCCTTGATAGGCCCGTCGCTTTGGCCGCAATGGCTCAAAACCCATCGCCCGAAACAGCCGCGTGCGCAATCCCATCAGAACCTCACGAATAGATTGTGGGGATTGCCAAGGCCGTTAGCGATCAGGTCCGCCATTTGCTCGCGCTTCACTTCAGCCTTGAGCTTACTTTCAAGCTGCAGCAAATCGGCCATATCGTACTTCTTGAGGTTGCGGTTGCCGATCGTGTATTCCTTCGCAACACCGCCAGCCACGATCGCGCGGATTGCTGCCTGCACCGCAGCCAAATCCTGCTCTGCCTGCGACCGTCCATCAACCGCTCCAGGTGTGCCGCTATAGCTCAAGCTACGCAACACCGTCAGCTGCCCAGATCCCATCGTCACCGTGCTGCCGGTCTTGGTGGCAACTGCCTGCCAAAACCACTGCCCAGCATCGAACCCCGTGCTAGTGCCCGCTGCGATCGTGAACTCCCACCCAGTCCCGTAAGCGCTGCCAACCACCGTTGCGCCTTCGGTGGCCGTATTAGTACGCAGGTAGTAGGTCAGCGTGTAATCGGAGCTGCTGATCGCATTGCCCAAATTATCGGCACCAGGCACATCCCGCCACTGGATCGTGTCGCCTGCTCTAATTTCGCTCGGGATGTTCACGGCCTACCAGTTGCTGACGAAGCCACTGACAGCTGCAGGAGCCGGCTGTCGTTTCGATCTTAGCGGCGGCGTCTTCCCATGCTCAAGCTGATCCGCCAACTGCTGCCACATCGTTGCCCGGTTCATCCGTCTTGAGAACAACAGCATCGCCGCATACGCATAGACCACACAGTCCAGCGCTTCGTTTCGATCACCTGCTTTCTTTACCCACTCACGAATCGGGAATCCGCGGTGGTAACGCAATGCCTGTCGTTCGCTGGTCAACTGCCTGAAATACTCCTCATCCGCTGCCATGCCGAAGTGCAGCGTCCCGATGCCGCCTGCTTCGTTATGCCGCAGCCGGCCGAACAGCGTTGTCTTGATCGTGTCAGTACCCAGCTGATACAGCGTCACGCCACGTTTCAGCACTCGACCCTGCCAGCTCACATCCACCTTGTTGCCTTTGCCAACTGCTGGGCTGTTGCGCCTGCTGCTTCCCTTGATCGCCACCACGTTCTGCCGTACGCGATCGCGCACATATCGGTAGACCTCATGGGTGCAATGACCACCACTATCCACCGCCACCTGCGACACCTTCAACACCTTGCCTCCAGCCGTTGCCCATTCCGTCACCAGCACCTGATCCAACTGCGCCCACACTTCCGTCTGCGTCGGATCACCCATCAGCTCCTGATGCCAGATCATCCAACCCGTTTCACCTTCACCCCAACCCCACACGCTCACCGCTAGGCGATTGTCCTGCACGTCAACGCCGCACGTCAGCAGCACCACGCCAGCGGGGCATGTGCCTGACTCATACGCCAGCCGCTTACCCATCAACCCATCAGCACTAACGGCCGCGGCATAGTCTTCCTCCCATGTCTCGGCCAGCCTTGTGTTAACAAACGCCTTCAACGCCGGCGCATCTGATTTGGCCCGCAGAAAATCGTCCACCAGCTGTTCCCAGCTGCACCACCCCAGCGGGCTATAAAGCCCCGACAGTTGGAAGCCAGCCGTTCGGCCATCGCTTGGCGCCGTCGCGCGCCACTCACCAGCTGACAGCATTGCCGCTTTGTGGTTCTCCTCAAACCGCTCACCGCAGTGCTCGCACTGATAGCGGACATCACTTGGCCGCTTTGCGTCCCATTTGAGCCGCGGCCATTGCAACCATTGCATCCCACCGCAGCTAGGGCACGGTACATAGAACCGCCGCTGATCGCTGCGTAAATACTCCGCCTCAATCCGGCTGAAGTCCTTCACCGTTGGCGTGCTAGTCAGCAGGATCTTCCGCCTAGCAAACGTCGTCGTCCGGCGCTCCGCCAGCGCCACCGGATCGCCCTCGCCGTCCACGTCACTCGGGAAGGCATCCACCTCATCGGCAAACAAGTAACGGCACGGCGCCGACCGCAAGCCCGTCGCACTGTTGGCTCCAGTCAGCAGCATGATCCCGCCGCTGAACTCTTTGCTGAACATCGTGTTCCCCGAATCCCTTGCCCGTGCTGGCGCAATCTTTGCCGCCAAGCATGGTGTGTCGGTGATCATGCTCTCAAGCCGTTGCTTACTCAGGCGCTTCGCCATCTCCACCGTTGGCTGTACGCACAACATCGGCCCCGGCGCGTGGTCAATCACATAGCCCAGCCAGTTGCTGCCAGCCTCGGTCTTGCCCGTCTGTGCCGCAAACATCATCACCACACGCTGCACCGGGCTGTTGCTGCTCAAGCAAT